CTGAGCCTGATCCGGGTGATCAGCGAGATGGGCGCGCTGCTCTCTGACATGACCGACAAGCAGGGCGCCGTGCCCTCCGGCGCCGCCATGCGGCGGATGCTGTACGGCGCAATCAGCAAGATCAGCCGCCTGCGCAACCGCTTCACCCCGGCCATCAAGCAGGCGCTGGTCGCCGCGGCCGCGCTATCAGGCGCTGACCTGAAGGGCAAACCGCTCTACATCGACTGGCCGGATGTGCTGCCGAGGGACCCCCTGGAGCAGGCGCAGATCGCTGACCTGCGGACCGGGGGCAAACAGACGCAGAGCACCAAGCGCGCCATCATGGAGCTGGATGACCTGGATGAAGACGATGCGGAGGCGGAGCTGGAGAGCATCCGGGAGGAGCAGGAAAGCGCCATGCCCATGCTCGACAGCCTGAACAGCAGACAGGCCGACAACGGGGACGACCCGGGGGATGAGAACAGCGAGGGCGTATGACGCAGACGGAGCGGCTGGTGAAAATCTACCAGGACAGCCGCAAGCGGCTGTTGGCCGATATAGGACGCCGAAGGGTCTACGGCACCAGCACCTACTATCAGGAGGAGCTGATCAGGCAGATTGACCGGGAGCTGCGTCGGCTGAACGTGGACACAGCCGCCTGGGCGCAGGAGGCCATCCCTGCCGCCTATGCGCGCGGAGCACGGCTGGCGTATCAGGCGGTGTCCGCGGACACCCGCGCCATCGCAGCCTTTGGCGGGCTGAACACGCGCGCAGTGGAGATCATGGCCCAAAACACCCAGGACTTCCTGCAAATCACCAATAGCCTGGTGGCCAGACAGGCCCAGGATGTCGTGCGCCGGGTAGGCGTTGAGGTGACCGCCAAAAAATTCTCAGAGATGCTGACCGTGCGAGAGACCACCAAGCTGCTGGAAACACGGCTGGACGAAGAGGGCTTTTTTGCCAGGGTGCCCTTTAGGGATGGCCGCGGGAGCATGCGGCTGGACAGCTACGCGGAGCTGGTGGCCAGAACGACCACCGCCGAGGCGACCAACACCGGCACGCTCAACATGATGGGCGAGATGGGCCAGGTGCTGGTCAAGATGACCGCGCACAACACCACCTGCCGCGTGTGCGCGCCCCGTCAGGGGCGGGTGTACCGCACGGTGGAGGCGGAGGAGCTGCCGGAGGGGGATCCCAGGCGACAATTCCCCCACATCCGGGAGGGTATGCCGCGCTGGCCGACCTATAAGACGGTGCATCCCAACTGCTTTGTATCAGGGACGTCTGTTCTTGCTAAGGGCGTCATGGCGCATACCCGCAGGAATTACATTGGCGAAGTTGTTACTATTTCCGTCTCCGGTGGAAACAAGCTCACCGTCACTCCAAACCACCCGATATTGACCCCGAAAGGTTGGGTCAAGGCGGGAGCGCTCCTCAAAGGCGATAAAGTCGTCAAGTACGTTAGGAAAGATGACTTTTTCATTGGACAGGACCCAAACGATATACAAGTTCCAACCCTCATTGAGGATGTACCGCATGCGCTCAGGAAGGCGGGTAGCGTGTCTACCTACACCGTGGAAGGTACCCCCGAACAGTTCCACGGCGACGGTTCCTACGGCAAAGTCGCAATTGTAGATGCCAATAGCTTTTTGCGGAACGAACGAGAACCCTTTGGTGACAAGAAAATCCTTGAAAGCCAATTCGTAAACAGACTTAAATCTCGCTGCCCGCTCTTTGCCAAGCGCCCGTTTTCTCAGATCTTCTTCCGTCCGAGTCATACCCCGGACCGCGTCATGAGCGGCGCTTACACGCGCAATCCGCTCCTCTGGGGGCAGTCTTGCCATCATCTGCTTAGTCGCTTTAGAACGAGTTTTCGCAGGTGGGTAACCCGCTTCAGAAAGCCGGTTGCTGATGGTCATATCCCCAACCTTGAAGTGGACTGCAATTGCATGCTTGGACATACCACTTTCGTACATTCTGACAATTTCCTCGACCGGGAGCGACTTTCTATCACTTCTTGGTTTTCCAGCGATAGTTGGCCTGAGCTCCCTGAAGACAACTCCTTCAGCTTTGGCTTGTTTTTCAATCCTACCGACGCTAACACCGAGGATGGATGCAACCTGTTTAACAGTCTTTCCGGACAGGTAGAGCTTCTTGATGTGGTCCATGTTGAGTTCAATTTTTTTAGCGGCCATGTCTTTAACCTCCACACCCGTTCTGGTTGGTATCTTGCCAATGACATTATAACACACAACTGCGCGCACCGGCTGCTGCCCTACATCTGGACGCAGAAGGAGGCGGACGAGCAGCAAAAGGCGCTGGGCGAGGCGGAGAAGCCCTTCGACCTGGACCCGCGCGGCGAGGCGGAGCGGCTGCGCTATGAGAAGGCACAGCGGGAGAACGCCGAGCGGCTGCGCGACCGGAAGCAGTGGGAGCGGTACAAGGCGGTGCTGGGCGATGACGCGCCCAAGACGCTGAGCGGGTTCCGGGCGATGAAGCGGATGGATAGCGAGAACTATCAATTCATGCGGCTGGACTATGCCAGGCAAAACAAGCTGCTCCAACACCCTGAGCTGGCTCTGCCGAATGCCGTGAAAACGACCGCGGCTGACGCGAAATTCACAGAATACCTGTTCAATCCAAAAAACGCTGGCGGCATCGCAAAAGGCGTTGCTTTTACGCGCAGGCTGGGGTATGATTCAAGTAACTGGCAGTCCCTGCAAAGCAAGATTTTGCAAGCAGCCCCCAAATACCCTGCGACGCTCAGACAACAGGGAGAGCACGGTAGGAACTACGAGCAAAAGGTTGTACTTTGGGGAGAGAGGGGGCGGCCGGCTAATGTGGTCCTCGGATGGCAGAGCAAAGGAAACGAAACATGGCTGGCTACAGCATTGATCAAGGAGGTGGATACGAGTGCACATTAAGCAGTATAGCCGCGTGCAGTTAGTTGACGGCGCAGTTGGCGATGTTGTAGAAGTCTTCACGGATTCATCAGAAGGATATCTCATAGATACCGCTGACTCAGATCCCGCTGTTCCTTTGCATCCAGACTGGTTAAGAACAGTTTCCCGGAGCCAGGTGGCAGAAATCCTCTGGGAGCCCAAAGACTAAGACAGCCCAAACAAATCCCAAGCACCACGCGAAAGCAGGGTGCTTTTTCATTCCCCGGCAACCAGCCGCCCTTTACCCGGCGGCTTTTGCATAAATACATTTCGCCCGAGGGAGCGGTAATCCCTCACGCGCGACCGGGATGCAACCCCGTAAAAAGCGTGCGCGAAGGAGAACAGGATGACCAAGCAGGAGCTGATGGCGCTGGGCCTCAACGAGGAGGCCGCCGACAAGGTGCTCAAAGACCATATCCCCTACGACCGGTTCAAGCAGGTCAATGATGACAAGAAGGCGCTGGAAGGCCAGCTGGCGGAGCGCGACAAGGCCATTGACGGCCTCAACGCGAAGCTGAAGGCAGGCGAAGACGCCGCCAAGTCCATCACCGACCTGCAGGAACAGCTCAAGCAGAAGGACGGCGCAGTGCTGCAGGCACGCAAGGATGCCGCCATCCAGGTCGCCCTCACCCAGGCCAAGGCCAAGAACGCGAAAGCGGTCCAGGCACTGCTGGAGGCGGACAAGCTGGAGCTGCAGGACGACGGCAGCGTGAAAGGCCTCAAGGAAGCCCTGGAAGGCCTGCAGAAGAGCGACGCGTACCTGTTTGAGCCGGCAAAAGCCCCCTCAGCCCCCCCGACATCCGGATTCAACCCGCCCGCCGACGGCGGAACCCCGGCACCCAAGTCGCTCCAGGAGGCCATTCAGGCCGGACTGGAAGCACAATCGAAAGGATGATCTAAATCATGGCAGTAACCCTAGCAGAAGCCAAGAAAAACGTGCAGGACGCACTGCAGCTCGGCGTAATCGACGAGTTCCGCAAGAGTAACTATCTCCTGGACAACCTCCCCTTCGCTGACGTCGTCAGCCCGACCGGAGGCGGCGCGACGCTGACCTACGGCTACACCCGCATCACCACCCAGCCCACCGCGGCCTTCCGCGCCATCAACGTGCCTTACAACTCACAGGAAGTGGCCAAGACGCGCTACACTGTGGACCTGAAGATCTTCGGCGGCAGCTTCGACATCGACCGCGTCATCGCGGGCATGGGCGGCATCGTCTCCGAAGTCACCCTGCAGATGCAGCAGAAGATCAAGGCCGCGCAGGCGCTGTTCAACGACACCGTCATCAACGGCGACAGCGCCGTGGACGTCAACGCCTTTGACGGCCTGGAGAAGGCCCTGACCGGCTCTTCTACCGAGTACGTCCCGGCCGCGAACATCGTGCTGGACTCCAGCACCAACCTCGACGCCAACTACAAAGCCTTCCTGGACGTCCTGGACGAGTTCCTGATGGGCCTGGACGGCCAGCCCTCCGCCATCCTGGGCAATCTGAAGCTGATCGCCAAGATCCGCGCCGTGGCCCGCCGCGCCGGCATGTACATGACCACGAAGAACGACTTTGGCCAGCAGGTCGAGATGTACGGCAACATCCCGATCATCGACCTGGGCGCCAAACCCGGCAGCACCGATCCCGTGTCCGGCATTGACGCGGGCGGGCTGACCAGCCTGTACGCGGTGCGCCTGGGCATGGACGGCTTCCACGGCATCAGCATGGCCGGCCAGCCGCCTGTAAGGGCCTGGCTGCCCGACTACACGACCTCCGGCCCCGTCAAGACGGGCGAGGTTGAAATGGTCGCGGCCATCGCGCTGAAGGCCACGAAGGCTGCCGGGGTGCTGCGTAAAATCAAGGTCCAGTAATGGCCCGGATCTACGCGCCCAACGAACAGTACAGCGGGACCAGCGCAAGCGTGGCATTTGAGCGGGGCGTCGGAGAGACCGGCGACCCCGCGCTGATCGCCTGGTTCCAGGCACACGGCTACCGGGTGGAGCATCCCGATGAAGCGCCGCCCGAAGAACCACCTCCGGCACCGGTGAAGCCCGCGCCCCGGCCTGCCAAGAAAAAAGAAAGGTGAAGAACTATGCCGAGGATTTTCGCTCCGAATGAGGAGCACGCATTCAATGCCGGCGGCGTCGCGTTTGTCAAAGGCGCGGCCGCACTGGCCGAGGGGCACGCGTCCCTGCCCTTCTTCGCTGCGGCGAAGGGGTACGACGTGGATGCCAGCAAGCACGCGCTGACGCCGCTGGACACGCTGTCCCGCGCCGACCTCAACCAGCTGGCGACCTA